GATGGGCACTCTGGATGGCTCAAATCCCTTTTGAATAAACGCGCTAATTGGTAAGCGATAAAATATTGCACCGTTTTCCATAATAGCATGCCATAGTATGCTACGGCCAGTGATTGCCGATAAACCAAAGATGATACAATCTTCAACTTCTCCATGATGTTTTTTAAGATCATAAAGATATTCTCTTTTTATTTGAGCATAAGTTGGTGGTATATTTGCATTCAAGTAAGCCATATTTATTCCTTATCATATATATCCCCCCAAGTCTTCCCGTGTTCATAATCAACTTTGTTGGGTACTTCTAGATTAACAGCATTCTCCATAATTTCAATTACCTTTTTAGCCTGCTCATCAGACTCTACTGAAACATCTAGTTCATCATGTATTTGTATATGTGGAACTATGCCCTCGTTATATAAATCAACCATAGACTTTTTAGTCATGTCTGCTGCTGAACCTTGAATTAATCTGTTTAATGCTTTGTATGTCATGGCTCTTTTTATACCTGGCCCATATTCTCTTTGTGCCTCATCATGCGGTAGAGGTTTATGTAAGCCAAAATGATTTGGTTCCCATAAATGAAAACGACAACGTCTACCTAAAAGAGTTCTTATCTTACCAGAATCCTGCGCTCTTCTGGATACAGAATCCATAAGTTCTCTTACAAAAGGAACTTTACCATGATATTGTTGAAATAATTCTTCTGCTCTAGTTTTACTTACACCTAATTCTGCTTGAAGTTTATTTTTACCCATACCATAGAACAGACCAAGATTTATAGTCTTAGCCTGTGTTCTAGGTATCTCTGCCATTTCGGCAACAATAGTATGGAAATCTGCATCACCATCTTTGTATGCCTCTAGCACATCTTCAACTCCTAATAATCTTTGTAACGATGCATAGTGAACCACTAACCTCGGTTCTTGTTGCGAGTAGTCAAAGCAACCCCACTTACATTCATCTTCAGGTATAAACAATGATCGAATCAGTGGCCCAAGATCTTTATTTCTAGCAGGGATCTGTTGTAGGTTAGGATTAGAATAACTAAACCTACCCGTAACCGTTCCTCCTTGATCTGATCTAAGTTGATTAATATCAGCGTGTATTCTACCTTTGTGTTCATGTTTTAAAATAGTATCTATGAAAGTTGTATGTGCTTTGTTTATTTCTCTAGCCTGCGCTATCTGTTTGACTAAAGGATTAGAATGATTCTGTAAAAAATTTTTAGTGAATGATGGTGCTTTTGATTTTTCTGTTCTGTCATAAGGTAATTTTAATTTATCAAATACTTTTGCAATAGAAGCTGCTGCCCATATCTCTACATCAATACCTGTTTCTTTTTTAAGATTTAATAAAATTTGTTTCTCTTTTGTTGCTAATTGATTCTTTGTTTGATTCGCTTTTTCAACGTCTACGCGAACTCCTTTGAACTTCATATCCACAAGACAAGGAAAAACATTTTTTTCTAAATCAAATACATTTTGTAAATCTTGTTCTCTGATCTCATGTTTAAATCTATTCCAAAGTTTAAAAGTTAACTCTGCATCTTTCTCTGCATACTTACCAACATACATTGCAGGTAGTTTCCACATCTCTGCTTTTGGATCTAGACTCCATTCTTTTGCAGCGTTGTTTAATTCTGTTTCACTTTTTCTTTCTTTTAAAAATTCATATGCAATTGCATTTAAATTATACGTGTATCTATTCTCATCAATCAGACTAGCAGCTATCATCGTGTCTACGATCTCACCATTTATCTGTAAACCCATGGCTCTTATCCAACACACATCATACATTGCATTATGAAATATTTTAGTAGCAGGTGTTTTTAAAACATCTTTAAACCAAGATAGAACTCTACCCTTATCTAAGTTACCACCACCCAAATGATCAAAAGGAAAGTATGCACACCAATCAGTTGTTGCTACTGCTACACCTACAACTTTACCATCACCAACCACTGACCCCGAACCACGCGTCTTGATATTTGGATCGCAGGTTTCTAAGTCAATGGCTATCTCATCATAGTTACTTAAATCTTTAAACTCTAATGGTGGTACCCACTCAGTTTGTGGTGCAAACAATGGTTGTTGTAATCCTCTCACGAATAGTCTCTCTCTAAAATCATTTCAAGATAATGAATAGCTTTTTTAATATCCTTTTCTTTTCCTTTAGACCGATGTCTACAAATATATTTTATAGCGTTTCCTTCTGCGAACAAAAGTTTATTTTCGTTTATAAACTCAGCAGGTTGTATTTTCATACTTTTATAATGATTGCCATCGACCTGTTTATCTAATGAATCGTAAGTAGTTGATTTAAACATATCTTTATGTGTCATAGCGGATAACTCATGTCAAATGATTTAGGTTCTACAATATGTAATTGTTTTTTAGTTCTTGTTGCTCCAACGTAAAATAATCTGTTTTCATCGTCTGGAGTTTTTTCAAAGTTACGCATCGTATTTTCTGTAAGATCACTCAACAATACAACGTTATCACATTCACCTCCCTTCATACCATGTATGGTTGATAATTTTATTCTAGGTTCTTGTTTCAATAATTCTCCATTTCTTCTCATTGCTCTTATATACTCTTTTGTACGAAAATCAATCTCATCTAGTGACTCGTACCAAACATCGTTTGTGTTTAATCCATAATCTTTCATACAATCTTCTATGATATAAGTTTGATCTTTTAATAATGTTTTACCTAACTTATGTGCTTGATTAATTTTTCTAGAACTCATGTGTCCATAAATATTTTTTACAGCATCATAATTTAGTTCTTGACCTTTACGCCAATGTTCCCAATCTGTAATAGCTTTAAAGGTATCTTCATTTATTGATTTTTCATTTTTAAAATTATAATACCAACCACGTTCCTCGCAAAAATCTTTAGTATCTTCTAATAAATATTTGGTTCTAGCTAGTACCAACCACTCGCCAGATGACATATCAACTTGATGTATATCTCCGTGGTATCTTAAAATGCCTTCTGATGTTTTAGGTTGCCATATTTTATCTCTTCTATTTGATATTCTGTTTGCTAGATTAATTGACAAGTTATGTATATCTCCCGATGGCACACGATAAGATTGATCTAATACTATTGTTTTACCTTCTAAAGCTATAAACGAATCAACATCTGCTCCTGCCCATCTAAATATTGCTTGATCATCATCACCTGCAACAAATACTTGGTCGCATTTCTGCCACATTTGTTTTACCATTTTCCATTGTAGTAAACTAAGATCCTGTGCTTCATCAATGAACATTACATCTAGTTTTGGTGCTACATCTTTTTGTGTAAATTTTAAAATCATATCTGTGTAATCAATCAAGCCTATTTCTTTTTTATATCTTTCAAGTTCATTGGCTATGATTATAAGTTTATCTCTTTCTATATCTGCCTCATGTTCATTTAAATCAAACTGCTCTTCGACAGGTATACCTCTAACTCTAGCAAGAGATATTAAATTTAGATAATCACTATCAGATGAGAAGTAACCACCAAAGTCATCTTGATATGATGCGTAAGCCACTGAAAAACCTAGCTTTTTTCCAAGGTCTTGATAGTGAAATCTTTTCATAACTTGATTTTTATTTATGGATAGTCTTCTGAATGCAAGTGAGTGTAGTGTTCTAAAATATGGTAGATCATCTTCTGACAAATTAAATTTATGCATGGCTCTTGATAAGGCTTCATTAGCAGCTTTCTTTGTAAATGCGAAATAACCTATACGACTTGGGTGTATTTTCTTAGATAAGTATTCTTCAACTAAAGATAAAAGTTTTTCTGTCTTACCAGTTCCAGGTGGGCCAAGTATAATTGTAATCAAAACGCATCCTCTTCTTTATACTTTGGTTTTTCAAAAGATGTATTTTGTTTTTCCATCGCTTTCATAACCCAAACACGAACTCTCTTACCATCTATGTTTAATGTTTTTTCTGTTGTATTAAATATATCTTCTATCATTGCACCAGTTTTTCTAATATCAAATGACCACTTCTGTCTTTCTAAAAACTTTTTTAGATCTTTCCATCTAAACATTGTTTCGCCATCTGCTGTGTAAGGAACACCTCTTAATATATCACTCTTCTGTCTACCTTGTGCTCGTCTTACTGCAAAGTCTTCTATCAAATCTTCTAACTGATTTTTAATTAATAAACTTTCTGGTGGCTCAATAATCTGTATTGCTGAAAATAAAACTCTAAGTAAAGTATCCCATTGTCTATCTGCAACTCTTGGTATGATTGTGTTTAATTGTTCCATACATGCTTTTTTAAATCTAGCTTGTATTTGTAAATCGTCTGTTTCTAATTCTAATCTTTCTCCGTCTACGTTAACAAACCATTGTGGTTGTGGTTTATGATTTATTTTAGTTAAGTTACTAATTTCGGGTAAAGCTGTATTGCCAAGACCTATACCATGTTTTCTAGTTCTACATAATTCTCTGTTACAAAAAGAATTTATTGGTTGTTCATTACAACTATAATTGTAATCTTTTTTACGCAAAGATTTTTTTACATTTTCTACCTCTGCATTACTAAGTGGTGGATTTAAATATTTTCTATTGTAATCTTCTATTAAAGTTTCCCATTCATCGGGTAAAGATTTTTTTAAGTAAACTCCAATATTATATAGTCCATTATTTCTTGTGCCTTTAGGAAATCCTTGTGAGCAAAGAACCTCTAAACAAGGTGGGCCATTTGATACGGCTTTAGCTTTTTCGTTTAATTCAACTTTTATTTCAGATAATTTCGTTGGATCTACAGAATATTTATCATACATAGAATAGAATGATTCTAAACTAGCAGCGGAACCATCATCATTTATGGCGTATTTTGTGCCTGTTTTATGTTTGTAATATGGCAAACTACAGAAGTTACCTCTATCGTTTGTCTCTACGTTTATTTTAGTTTGCTGTGGAAATATTTTATCTTTTCTAGTTACAAGTCCAAGTGATGCCGTAAGAGTTAATAGAGTTTGTCTCATGTCTTTTGCCTCTACAAAATCTTTTGTAAATAAATATAGGTGTGCACCACCGCTTGTTGATCTACAAACAATGAAAGGTATTTTTAAGTCTCTCATTTTTTGTGTAAATTCTTTGTGATTAAAAGTGTATTCGTCTATATCAATCGCACCCCATTTACATTTATTATCTTCGTTGATTGGTACGATACCTAAATTGTCACCTGTCCCATCTAGATGACCTTGTACAATTTCTTTGGTTAATTCTTTTTCAACCCAACGATGACTTGACTCTACCTTACCTTGTTCTGATACATTTCCTCGTTTTGTTAAACCATAACCTAGACGTAGACCTTGAAATATCTCTATAAATTTTTCTACCATACATGTGCAAAGTGGGCGATTCCACTCTCGCTTTATCGCCCACTACCTAGGATTTGTTTAATATGGTGAATCAGATGATGATTCATTGACTTTATCCTCATCATACTTAGCACTTACTGCGCCCTTAGAGACACCCTCTGAGAACTCTTTTGCAGTTTTGTAAGCATTTGGATCCGTCAATGGCCCAACTTTTGTGATGTTCCAATTATAAAACTCACCCTTACTATTTGATTGTAAGACAGTTTTTAAATTGTAAACATGGCTAAAAGCAGGCGGCTTTATGATACTGCCATCTTTTTTCATATGCTTGTTACTTGTGATCATGGTATTCCACTCTCTACTTTTTACAAGCTGTGAAAATGACATCGCTATCAAGGCACTTTCAGTAACCATATTACCATCTAACATCAACACATAGTGATTAGCAGTATTAGATAGATAATTACCACTAGGTAATCTATCTTTTCCTAACTGATCTCTAGTTGTTTTTGTTATGATATCGCTGTTAGCAGGATATGTAGCAACAGGTGCACTATCACCCTTACCTCTATCTTGCCACTCTACGAACTCTCTTTTGTAATAGCATCGTAGAACATTGATACCTTTTCTGCCATCGTAAAGTTTTTTAGATACAGAGTTAATAATCATACCAGGTTTTGCACCTTGTATGTATTCACCTCTGCCCTCCTTTACCTGCGGAGATAGATCTTGTAAGATTCTTAAAAACGGAATCTTGACATCTTCTGATCCAACATTCTCCATGCCCATTCCTGCATCTGCTTCAAACATTGCAGTAAGTTCACTTGGCAGATTTGCTTCTTTCTTCTCTAGTTTCTTTCCACTAGCATCGGTCATTGCTTCTTGACTCATTGTTATTTACTCCTCTTTATTTTGGTTTGGTTTCCTACAAACATGTTAAATAGTTCGGAAGGCATCTCTAGTCCTTTTTCAAGACGCTCCCTTAGTGCAGCAACAAGGACTCGGTTATGTACATCTACCTTTTGAGTAGGTAAATAACCTTTTTGCTGTGCAAGGCTAGCGTATTCCACCGCCTTGTTATCTTCGCCACGACCAAAGGAAACTATGATGTTATTTTGAATAATATCACCATGGCCGTTGTCTCGAAGCCATTTAAACGCTTTTTCTCTACCTTCGGGATCTCTATCCGCTTTTGGTAGATATGCGTTAATTACTTTTTTAACTTCCACTACGGTTCCATCATGTAGTGTAAGTTTTTCAATACCCTTTTCAGCCAGAAGGTCTGGTATCTCTTCGTAAGAAATCTTCTTTATATTTGCTTTTACTGTATCAACTTCTTCTTCAAGTTTTTCCAGTTGATCTTGATATCCTTCTAACTTTTTTACTTTCTTATTTAACTCTGCTAGATCGCCACCGCCTTCTTGCAGAGTGCTACCTTGGTCTTGTTCCCAAAGTTTTTCCATATTACTTTCTTTACTCATCAGTATTACCTCTTTCATGTATGTTAATTGAAATAGGATAGTATTGTCTTTCTTGCCTGTCCCACTTCAAAAGTTTATATTTACCATTGTTTACTTCGGAAACAACAGAACATGCAACACCAATCATAGCAGGATCACCTGTTAATAACAAGTAATCATTATCTGAAAAGTCTTTTAACATCCTTTTCATTTTTCTAACCATAGGTGCAGGACTAAACATTATTTGTTTGTCCTCATCTAACAATACCTTAATTTCGCCAAACTCTTGTGCTCCAACAATATTTATTTTTGGTGCACCATCACGCGTACCAGGTACCGCTTGAATTACATAAACAATAGATTTGTTATTAAATTTATCGTTTAATATTTTTGCTATACTTTCTGTCATTTCTACTTGACATATAATACATCATAAATTATATGTCAATATAAGAAAGTAAAAATGTTTAAATATAAATTTAAAACTAAACCGTTTCAGCATCAATCAATTGCGCTTGAAAGAAGTGCATTTGAAAAAAATTTTGCATTGTTTATGGAAATGGGTACAGGTAAATCTAAAGTGTTAATAGATAACATAGCTATCTTATATGACAACGGAAAGATAGATGGTGCTTTAATTATAGCACCAAAAGGTGTTTATAAAAATTGGTTCTCTGAAGAAATACCTACGCATATACCTGATCATGTAAAATATAAAATGGTGATGTGGCAAGCTAATCATACAAAAAAATTTAAAAAACAATTTGAAAGTTTGTTAAAAGTTGATGATGACCTTCATATATTTATTATGAATGTTGAAGCATTGTCTACACAAAAAGGTGTAGATGCTGCACAGAAATTTCTAAGAACACATAAAGCTATGTTAGCTGTAGACGAAAGCACTACAATAAAAAATCCAGGTGCAGCTAGAACAAAAAATATAATTAAGATAGCGGATGGTGCTGTATATCGTAGAATACTTACTGGATCACCAGTAACTAAATCACCTTTGGATTTATTTAGTCAGTGTTATTTTTTAGATCCATTTTTACTTAACTATTTTTCTTACGTTTCTTTTAGAAATAGATACGCAATTATGCGTAGAGTATTAATTAATGGTAGATCAATCCAGCTAGTTGCTGGTTATCAAAGAATAGAAGAATTAGAAAAAAATATTAAACCATTTTCATTTAGAGTATTAAAGGAGGATTGCTTGGACTTACCTAAAAAATTATTTATAAAACATAGAGTAGAATTAACCAAAGAACAGAGACAGCTTTACGATCAAATGCGAACCACGGCCCTCGCAGAACTAAACTCTAAAGTTATGTCAACGAGCACAGTATTAACACAATTAATGCGACTACATCAAATAACTTGTGGTCATATGAAAACTGATAATGATGAGGTGATAGAGTTAAAAAACAATAGAATTAAGGACTTACTTAATTTAATTGAAGAAGTCGATGGTAAGGTAATCATTTGGGCTAACTATGTCCATGATATTAAGAATATTATAAAAGCCATCTCTCATATGAAAGACGAAGAGGGTAATCTAAAATATGGAACAGAAGCTATTGTTACCTATTATGGTGCAATAAACGCTGACCAAAGACAAGAGAACATAAAGAAATTTCAAGATCCTAATTCAAAAGTTAGATTTTTTATAGGTAATCCGCAGACGGGTGGTTATGGTATTACGCTAACAGAGGCAAAAGCTGTCATATATTATTCAAATAGTTATGATCTAGAAAAGAGATTACAATCAGAAGATAGAGCCCATAGAATAGGTCAAAAGAATAAAGTTACTTATATAGATATGATGGCTGACGACACAGTAGATGAAAAGATTGTAGAGTCATTAAGAAATAAGGTTAATATAGCCACTGAGATAATGGGTGAAGATTTAAGAGAATGGATTTAATAATACTAAACGATGGATTATATCAACTAATACCCGTAACAAAAAAAATGATGGAGGGTATTGTATTAACGGGCGAGATTGATTGTTTTGATCTCTGTGATATTTTAAGACTAAAACTCACAGGCTACGTTGACACTTTAAATCTACATATAATGAATGATGGGAGTGGTAGTATGATAGGTTGTATGTGTCGTTAAAATAAATCTTTTGCTTTACCTAATATAGGTTTATATTTAGTTTTACCTTCTGATTTAAACGCATGTAAAAACGATGCACGTCTACCTTCAGGTATCCACGAGCAGTGAATCCACCCGCTGTTAGGTTCACCTGGAGTATAGAACTCAAGAATCAGCTGATCTGGCTCAAGATTTAATTTAATCCAATCAAAAAGTTCAGCGTTATCTACTCCAACACATTCGAAGTCAGCGGCCTCAGCTTTGGCATGCTGTGAATTTATAGAACTACCTATCGCTGTGCATAATTCTGGGCTACGATATCCGCTAGTAATCTTGACCCTGCCGAAGTGATCACGCACTGGTTGTAAAATATTTTCACACAATGCTTTTAATTTTTCTACTTGTTCTGCGTTAGGATTGTTGTTAATTCCTCTACGTATAGCAGTGTCTGATTTAGTTAACTCTGAAAGAGTAAAATTACGTGAAAGATTCATTATTGAAATAATAGTCCTAATGCAAAAAGTGCTGCAGATCCCGCTGCTGCTAAGAGAACCCAATAGATCTTGTCTATCTTACCACCCAACTTCTCGACATCTGCATGTATGTGTTTGAGATGATTATTCTTAATCGTAGTAATATCTTTTCTTACACCCGTTATATAACCATATAACGCTACTATGTGTTCTCTTGTTGTTTTTGGGTCTATTGCCATAATTATTTACCTCTTACCATATTATCGTATTCTATTTTCTGTGCAATAGTCATTTGATTGTAAGGTACATTCATATTTGTTACTGTATTTCCTATGTTTGCAGGCATTGCAGTGTTCAAATCTTGTTTAAATACGTTAGGTATCAAAGAACTTTCTCTTGCATTTCTTGACCTAACATCATTTATAAAATCATCTACATCTGTTGCTTCTTCTAACGGAGCCTCCAATAATGGTATTGCAGTAACATCACCAATAAATCTATTTATTTGTGTTAAAGATGTAGGCAATGGATTTTTAAAACCTTTGTCATTTGCATTTGTAACTATAGCTGTAATATCTTGAGCAGTTAATTTTACAGGATTAAATAAGCCTGTTCTTAAAAATGATTTTTGTCCTTCACCTCTTATTCTATTAAATTGTTTTTCAAATTTAACTGTATCTACACCCAAAGTTTTTAAGGCCTCTAACTTTTGATAAAACTCTCTATCTAATTTAAATTTTCTTTTATTGGCTTCTATTACTGCTTCTGTTAAATCTATTGGATCTATCTCACCGCCCCTGTAAACTAAAGTATTTATTGGGCCTTTTGCTCTGTCAATTGTTTTTCTGTATGCAGTTACTATGTATGGAAGGGCTCTGTTTGTATCAGCGGTAACAACTCTAAATCCTGCTATACCTGGTAATTCATCTCTTAAAAAATATTCATTTCCATATTTATCAAATTGTTTTAATATATCTCTTTCACCATCTGCTGTAGCCCGTAATATTCTTTCTAAAGCAGCAACACTACCTGGTGCTTGTGTTGCTAAAGTATGCATAGTTACTTTTCTTACTTTATTACCTAAACTTTCATCTGGATCAAATATAATTTTTCCTGTTCTAGTTCGTCCACCTCTGGATATAATATCATTTGCTGCTTCAAAAAATATAGATTCACTTACAAATGGTTGAGCCACTTCAGACATAGCTTCTAACAATCCTTTTGTCAAAGATGCTGTTATCTTTTCAGCATCTTCTTCACCAGAAACTATGGCATTTCTAACTGTTTGTATTGGTCTTATTAAAGTGTCGTATGCGTTTGCATGACTAAAATCTATATATTTTAATTTACCATTTTTATCTCTACCCATAGGTAAGAGAACAGAATTTTTAGACCAATCAGGAACTATTTTTCTAAGAGCGTTCATTTCATCTTCTGTTACATTGTGTAGTGCTTTCATTCCTTCATATAATCCGTACGGAACACCTGCAAACACCATCGAAGAATTTAATATTCTACTAAAACCTATACTAAAAGTAGGAGACTTAACTGATATTTTACCTGTTGCAGGATCTATCATTTCATCAATACCTTGTTTTATTATGTTACCACCTGTTCTAATTATCTCAGCAGGAAAAGATACAAAGTTACCAAATGGTAATCCTCTTAAACCTCTTACAAAACTAGATACGTAATCGTAATTAGGAACTGTGTTTCTAACAATTCTTGCTGCTCTTTCATTTAATGTTTCAGCTGCACCTGTAAATGGATTTCTAAACGAAGACGTATTACCTTTATATGCTTTTAATAATTTTGCTCTTTCAGATGCAAAGTTTATCATTTTCCATATGTCATCTTCTGCTACATATAAATTTTCCATTTTTTTATAAAATTTTTTAAAAGGATTAAGTGCTCTACCAAAGCCTCTGTCTGTTAATATTCCTTTACCAATTTGTAAATCTTGTAAGAGACCTGATAAATCTCCTAATCTTACGTTTGAGTTTACAACACCTAATTCTAATAATTCATCATAAACTTGTTTTGCCCTTAATTTATTTTTACCAACTAATGGGCCCAAAGAATCTTTTAATGATTTAGCAAAGATAGCATAATCACCTGGTCTTACAGGTATTAGAGGTAATACGCCATTTGCTGCTGAAAATGCACCTGCACTAATTAAATTTCTAGCGTGAGTAATTGGTGATAAAACTGTTTTAGCTATCTGTGATGTTGCTTTTGGAAATAGCAACATGTTTCTATATAAACTTAAAGTAACTCCATCTTTCATATACCATTTTTGTGTGCCTGCTAATTCTTCAGCTACCTCTCTTCTAAAAACCATATTATAAAAAGGATCAAAAGCCTCTTCACCTTTTTTTGCTTTTTTAGCTACACCTAGTAAATTTTGTAATCCAGTGTCACCAAATGAAGGAACATTAATATAGTCTAATGCAACATCATCTCCTAGTATGGCTCTTGCATTTTTTATACTTGAAAAACCTAATGGTAAACTTCTGTTAGGTTTTAAAATATTTGATACGTTATCACCAACAATACCAAATTGTTCTTCTGCTTTTTTTACAGCGTTCATTAAACTTTTTCCTAAGTTTAATTTAGTATTATAATTAGTTAATGTTTCTAAAGTGTTAAAGAATCTAATTCTAATATCTCCTTCATCTCCTAATATTTTTCTTAAATTTTTATTACCTATAAATTCTTTTTGTAATGTGGCTTTGGATAATGCAGTGGGTGCTCTAAAATTAGCTGTTAATATCTCTGCATCTTCAAAAGGTCTTACTCTTCTAAATTCTATTGGATCCATACCTTTAGCAATAGTTTTTGCTTTTGTTGGATCTGTTTGTGATTCAACTGTTCTAGACAATTTAGTTATAATATCGTCTTCTAATGTGCCATCTGGTTTTACTTTAGGTTGTGTTTTAAATCTACCTAGTGTTAAATCTTTTGCACTTAATATGTCATCTATTATTGCATCTGCTTGTCCTGCCGTCATTCCACCATCGTAAGCTAATCTTAAATTAGGATTAGTTTTACTAACCTCTATTAATTCTTTTCTTACAGAATCAATAGTTTCTCTTGTTGGTTTATATTGTAAAAATCTAGGTAGGTTTTTTGTTTGTATTAGAGGAAAAGCTGTTTCAAAAAATGATCCTATTTTACTTTCAACTAATTTTTTATATTCTGGGCCTGCCGCTTTTTGCACTAAATCAGTGTTATAGAATGTATTTCTAACATCATCAGCTACCAGTCTAGTATAATACATACTACCATATAGTTGATCAAAATAATCTTCACCTGGTAAACCTTTTAATAATCCTTTTAATTTTGTAACTTCTTTTTTATCAAATCCCTCTAAAGGTTTTTTAATACTACCACCAAACTCTAATATACTTTTACCAGTTTCATCTTTAACTAATTTAGACTCACCTGACATAACAGTTCTACCAACTTGTTTTATTATATTTGCTCTTTTTTCTTTTTCTGCTGCAGATAAAGTAAATCTCCATCTACCAAATAATAAATCTATACCTCTGTTTAAATTAGAAACTGCTCTACTGGCCTCTTGTCTTGATCTAGATGCTTTACCTATCGCTTGTCTTTCTAACTCAAATTGTTCAGGTGTTTTTT